TTGACACAGTTCAAAAATATTTTACTAAAATTATAGCCACAAAAATCAAATGATAAAACTTGACCCTAATGATATGGCTAAATTAACTCGAAAAATAAATCAATTAAAGGTTATTGATAAAAGAGGGGTTTCAACTGAACTTGGAAAAATGGGTTTAAGTTCTGTTAGAAAAATGAAAAAAACCGCACCAATTGACACGGGTAATTTGAGAAAAAATTTAGTTGCATTTGTTAGGTCTAAAACTTTATTTATTAGGTCAAGGGCAAAATATTCAGGATATGTTGAATTTGGAACACGATTTCAAAAACCTCAACCTTATTTTTATCCAACAATAAGGAGGGAAATAAAACTCTTAATTATTAATTTAGAAAAAAGAATTAAAAAAGCATTAAAATGATTGAGGCATTACAATTTATAAGGAAGGCAATTATAACACGCTTAACGGGTCAAATTACCGCTGGGGGTGGAACAGTGCCAATTTATAACAGAGTGCCGTCAGATGCAACCGAGCCGTTTATAAAAGTATATTCAATATCAAACGATGAGGTTGACCAAAATCAAACTTCATTTACAATGGATTGCGTCACAGGAATTGAAGTTGTTACAAGTTTCGATTCAGACGACGGGGGTGAATTACAGTCAAATCAAATTGTTAGTTCTGTTTTAAATTTAGTGAGAACCCGTTCCGCTGGTTATTATGACTTATCTTCAGACGGTTTCAATGTTTATACTTGCACAAACGAGGGGATTAATTATATTGAGGAAGACGCCGAAGATAAAACATACTTTAGAGCAATTATTCAAATATCTAACAGAGTACAAAAAATTTAAAATTATGGCATATATAAGCGAACACATATCTTGGACCGAAGCGATAAGGTCAAACACTGCTAAAAAACATGAGATTGAAAATATACCAAATCAATCACAAATAGTAAACATGAAATCTATTGCTAAAAATATCTTTGAACCCTTAAGAACTTGGGCAAACGAGCCGATTCGAATAAATAGTTTTTTTCGGTCTCCCGAACTTTGTATAAAAATAAAATCAAAACCAACAAGCCAACACACTAAGGGTCAAGCCTTAGACATTGACGCAATGGGTGAAAAAACAAATGGCGAACTTTTTGAATATATAAAAGATAATTTGGACTTTGACCAGTTAATTTGGGAGCATGGAGACAGTGAAAACCCTGACTGGATTCATATCAGTTATGTAGATAAATTAAACAATCGTAATCGTATTTTAAGAGCGGTAAAAAAAGGTAAAAAAACAACGTACGAATATTATGTTTAAAGTTCTTTTAGGTTTATTAAAAGGCGGAGGTAATTCTCAAAAATCACCAGTTGGGAATTTAGCTTGGGAAATTAGAGAGGCTATAAAAGGCAAAGAACTTGACCCTACGCAAATAATAGAATTACAAACAAAAATTAACGAAGTTGAAGCACAACATAGAACTGTTTTTGTTGCAGGTTGGAGACCTTTTATTGGTTGGGTTTGTGGCGTTGCTTTAGCTTATAATTTTGTTATAAGAGATTTATTAATTTGGGCGGTTGACCCCGCCGAAGTTCCTCCCGCCTTACAAATGGAGCATTTAATGACTGTGTTGCTTGGAATGTTAGGACTTGGAGGACTTAGGACATTTGAAAAAGTAAAAGACAAAGTAAAATAAAAAATATTATGGAGGAATTAAACGAAGAAACAAAATTTCAAATTAGCATTAAGACTTTGATTGCAATCGCCGTAGGCTTATCAACACTAATTGGAATGTGGTTTGCACTTCAGTCAGATATTGAAGAAGCTAAAAAATTGCCTGAACCTGAAATCTCACGCATGGAGTACGACATGAAAGACGAAATGATAAGAAATTCAATTTTAAATACTGAGGACAAAGTAAACTCAAACGGTGATAAACTTGACAAAATAGAAGAACGGTTGTACAAGATAAAAACCAATTAATGAAAAAATTTATAATTACAATATTTATAATTTTAGTAAGTGGTTTTATAACTTCTTTTAGTATGTTACAATCTGAAATAAGATTGCTACAAATAAACGCTCAATGGAATAGAAAAAACGATATTAATCTTGATTACTTACCCGCCTTTTATAATAACTTAAAAATAAAAAAGGATTTTGCATTATTAGAAAGCCAAACTCCTGATATTAAAAAAAGCATAAAAGCGGTGCCAATTATTATCTTGTTAGTTGATGGAAAACAAAAATACCAATGGACGGCTAATTTATCCTTTAAATTAAACATAACAAAAGACGAGGTTAAAAATGTTTTAAGTAAAATACTTCAATAAAAAAAATGGCTAAAAAAATATTAAATATCTTTGTAGAGAAAAAAAGGACTAAAAGAAAAGGCGTTCATTCTAAAAATGCAAGTAAAGGACAAACAGGATATAAAAAAAAATCTGTTGGTCAAGGTAAAAAAAGATAATAATTAAAAAAAAACATAAATGTCAAACGATTTATTTTATTCAGGGAATTATCAAAAGGCGGCTTTTGGTGAATTTGGATTAAGAATTATAACAAACGGAAATACTTCGGTTGTTGGTGAAAAATTTAACGCAATTCAAGTGATTGACGATTGCGATATTTCATGTACTAACGGTACAAGTGGAGGCGATACAACAATTACAAACTTAGAGCTTGTTGTTGGTCAAATAATATATGGCACTTTTTCAGCCATAACAGTAAACTCGGGGTCAATCATTGGTTATATTGAATAATGTTAGGACTTGGGCAAACGTTAGCGAAGTCAGCAAATATGATATGGTTGGCGATTCAAGATAAATGGGCGGGGTTAAATCGAAATTTTAATTCACTCAATAACAACTGGGACGATATTTAAACCAAAAAAAAATTAGTAAATTTGTATTTATAAAATCAAAGTAAATGGGGACTACATTAACAGGAACAAAAGTAAAAGATACTTATAAAAGTTTAGTAAAATTAACCGATAACGCCGAAGCAAGTGCAACGGGTAAACAGTTAAGCGATGGGAACGGTAACGACTTAGGCGTTTTTGTTGATACCGATGGGGTTGTTGGAATTGGTGCTGCGGCAGGAGTTTCGTTAGACGTTTCCTCTAAAACAGACGCTATAAGAATACCAAATGGAACAACTGCTCAAAGGGTTACAGGAACAGCGGGTCAAATAAGATATAATACAACAACTAATAAAATTGAGGGTTACGTTGCAGGGTCAACAAATGATTTTGTTGATTTGGGTCAAAGTGCTGGAGGTGGCGGAGATTTAACCGCAATAGTGGCAGGAAATGGATTAACTGGGACAGATTTGTCAGGACCAATTCCAACCCTTAACGCCAACGTTGACGACGCAACAATTGAAATAAACTCAGACGCTTTAAGGGTTAAAGATGCGGGTATTACTGCCTCAAAATTAGCCGCTGACGCTATTGGTTCGGCTTCTATTGCAGACAATGCCGTTGTTACTGCCGCCATAAATGCAAACGCTGTGACGGCTGCAAAACTTTCATTATTAGACGACGCAACCGCTGCAACTGACACCCACATTTTAGTTGCTGACGGAACTGATTTTATAAACAAAGCGGTTTCAGGAGACGCGACACTTGCAAACACTGGAGCAATTACAATCGCAAACGATGCGGTTACCTTTGCGAAAATAGAAAACAGATATACGGAATTGGTCGCATTAGGGAGTAATACTTCTTTTGCTTTAAATTTTTTAAATGGTACAACTTTCACCGCAACCGCTTCGGGGGCTGCGACTTTTACATTTTCAAACGCCGTACAAGGTCAAACAATTGATTTGATTGTCACTGGAAATTATGCTTTAACTTTTGCAGAGTCGGGCGGTACATTTAATAAAATAGGTTCAACAAATTACGACGGCACAACAACAAATATCATTCAAATAACTTGTACCGATGACACAGGAGGAGCAACAATTTATCATTATACAGTTGCGACCTATGCGTCTGGTCAACCACAATAAAAATAAATAGAACATGGCTAAATATGCAATAAATAACAACGGAACGATTACAGTAAGTGAGGGAATACCTAACACCTTTTTAGTTTCGGGGGGTGCCGTAATTGGTGGAGGTTCAACATTATCACAGTCTGAGGCTTCTGAAAAAGGTTTTTTTCCTGTCGTTATGCCTGAAGATTACGACGAAAGGATCCATGATTTATCTGAAATATTTTTTGTCAGTAAAGACCAGCATTACACTTATACAAAATCAAATAAAAGTTTTTCTCAAAATTTAGATGATTTAAAAGCCTCAAAAATAGCCAATCTTAAAAGTCAGGCAAATAGTAAATTGCAACCAACTGACTGGTATGTTATAAGATATGCCGAAGATAATTCAAAAACAATACCGTCAGAAATTGCAACGTCAAGGTCACAAATAAAAACAAATGTTGAAACTAAAGAGGCTGAAATATTAGCTTTGACGACAAAAGCATCTTGTATTATTTATGACATAAATCTTGACTAATGGCAATAAATAAAAAACGATTACAAGGGGCAGCCGAGACAACGGCATTAGTACCGAGTGAAAACTTTAATACTGTTATATATACTGGTAATGATTCAACTCAAAGTATTACAAACGTAGGATTTCAACCTGATTTAGTGTGGTTTAAAAATAGAGCAGGTATCTCTCACGCAATAGTTGATTCAGTGAGAACAAGAGCTAAATATATAT